GACGGCGACACCGTTATGGTCATACCCACCGGTGGAAAGGTTAAGGTTACATCAACACCGCCACTAAAGGGGTTGGAAGGCTTTGACCCAAAGCTTGAATATGGCGGTAAAAAAGAGGGAACCTTTAAGCCCATGAAAAACACGCAAACTGAAATGGGAAAGATTTCAAACCTCATTACCGACATGACTTTGAAAGGGGCTACTCAGGATGAGCTTGCTCGTGCTGTCCGCCACAGTATGGTAGTTATCGATGCTGAAAAACACAAGCTCGATTACAAACAAAGCGAACGGGATAACGGGATTTCTGCTCTTAAGAAAAAGTATCAGGGAACAGTTGATGAGAATGGTCGTTACCATGAAGGTGCTGCGACATTGATCTCTCGTGCTAAATCTGAAACCTCTGTTCTGAAGCGAAAAGGAAGTCCGATCATTGATAAAGAGACGGGTGAGCAGCGCTACAAAGAGGTTTACGAGGAGTACACCGATAAGAACGGCAAAGTTAAGGTTCGTACTCAGGCCAGCACAAAGATGGCTGAAACCAAAGATGCCAGAACACTTTCCTCCGGTACTCCACAGGAAGAAGCATATGCTGATTATGCCAACAACATGAAATCTCTAGCCAACCGTGCACGCAGAGAGATGATGAATACCGGCAAGATTGCGTACTCTGCTTCTGCTAAGAGAGCGTATCAGGCAGAGGTAGACTCCCTGGAGGCTAAGCTGAATGTTGCTTTAAAGAATGCACCTCGTGAACGTCAGGCTCAGATTCTTGCTAATGCTGCTGTAAAAGCTAAAAAGCAGGAGAATCCGGACATGACCAAGGGGGAGATTAAAAAAGCAAACCAGCAGGCCCTCACAGCAGCACGAAATTCGGTGGGCGCTAAACGTGAACCCATCCAGATAACAGATCGTGAATGGGAGGCTATACAGGCCGGCGCTATCAGCGAGAATCGGCTTACGCAAATCATCAATAATGTGGATACAGATAAGCTTAGACAACGTGCAACACCTAGAGCAACAACAACGCTTAGCTCTGCAAAGGTCAATAAGATTGCATCTATGAATGCGTCTGGTTACACAACTGCTGAGATTGCGGAAGCTCTTGGTGTATCAGCATCCACGGTGTCAAAATACTTGAACTGAAAGGAGTGAACCAAGTATTATGGCAAGTAAATGTATGCTTACAACGTTTGACAATCCGTACAATCCTTTTGATGAGTTCACTTCGTGGTTCATGTTCGATGAGGAAAAAGGTTATCATTCGTGTGCTTACTTAGGAAGAATTGCAAAGACATCTGAACAGCTTTCAGATGAGGAAAATGCACAAGAGATTGAGCGTGCGATTGACGAAATCATTAAGTATGATTTTCAAAACATTTATAAAAAAGTGAAACAGTAGTTTATTTGTGGTCGCGGTGATGAGACTTAGAGGTATAGGGGGGGGACGCTAAAAACGCACCCCCTCCGTCATCGCGGCCCTCCTCAAAAATTCCCCGGAGGAACTTTTTTGAAAAAGGCTTCTGGAGCAGGGCAGCATTTAATCGAGCTCATAAGGCTTATTCGCTTCGACGGACACTTTCACGCTTTCTTTTTTTACCTCCAGATTTTCTCCTTTCAGTGAAACAGAGATTCCGGCGGTCTTATGAGCTCGCTTAAATGCTGTATAAAAGTACAACAAAAGTTAGCATGATTATTACAAAATCTATCAGAGAGGGGGCAGTAACAGGTGAAAAAAATACATGCGGAAAGTAATTCGTCAACAACAAAACGTATTCGCCCGGCTTTGACGCCGGAGGCCAGACAAAACCAGCTTATATCTTTGGCCATTGATTTGGTCGAGAAACGTTTGATAGAAGGAACTGCTTCTTCTCAAGAAACTACGCATTTTTTAAAACTGGCATCCACGAAAGCTCACTTAGAGGAACAGATTCTCGAAAAGCAAAAAGATTTGATTGAGGCAAAAACCAAATCCTTGCAATCCACAGAGCGAATCGAAGAGCTTTACAAAGAAGCGATGAGCGCTTTCCGGAGGTACAGCGGGAGTGGTGAAAGCGATGAAGTTTAAAACATATTCGGAATTGTCACAGCTTCTTTCTTTCGAAGAGCGCTATCAATATTTACGTTTGTGTGGAAAGGTTGGAGAGGATACTTTTGGCTTTGACCGATATCTAAATCAGGAGTTCTACAAAACAGATGAGTGGCGGGCAATTAGAGATGTTGTAATCATTCGAGACAATGGTTGTGACCTCGGTGTAGACGATAGGCAAATAGGTGGCCGCATCCTGGTTCACCATATGAACCCTATTACCAAAGAAGACATTTTGTACAGAAGCAAAATGCTTCTTGACCCAGAATATTTGATTTGCACGACTGACAATACTCATAAGGCGATTCACTATGGGGACGAGAATCTTTTAATTAAGAATCCAATTGAGCGTAGACCAAACGATACATGCCCATGGAGGCACTAAGAGGAGGAATTTTAGGTGAACACAGTTACCATTGGAATTGTTACTGACTGCCTTTCCCTGAGCATTCGAGAAGAGCCGGATTCAGATGGCAAGGTTATCGGTACGGTTGACGCCCTTTCAGAACTGATGATCGACGAGGGTGCGTCAAACGAGGATTTTTACAAAGTATGTACTGAAGCAGGCGTAGAAGGATTTTGCAGTAAACGATATGTTGCAGTTAGGCCGAAAGGGTGACAAAGATGATAAGCATACTCAATACAATAAAAAAGCTTCTTGGTCCGACAGAGGTCTATGACCATTTCGATACTGACATTATTGTGCATATCAATTCTGCCTTTTCTAGTCTAACGCAACTCGGAGTAGGCCCGCAGGACGGTTTCTTTATAAAAGATGAGACGGATTTATGGACGGATTTCATTCAAGACGACAAACGATTGGAATTTGTAAAAACATACATATATCTCAAAGTGAAGCTCGTGTTCGATCCACCCCTTAGCTCTTCTGTCCTTGACGCGATGAACCGCCAAATCAATGAACTGGAATGGCGATTGAATGTAGCGGTTGATTCAGGGACGAGGAGGGATTAGGATGTGGAAATATGCTCGCGCTCGCACGGATGAACTTTTTCACTATGGCGTGAAGGGAATGAAATGGGGTGTACGGCGAACGCCGGAGCAACTCGGTCACTCTCCGAAGGTTGCAAAGGCCGGCAAACGTGTTATACTTAAAGAGAAATCCAGCGGTGGTGAGAAAGGGCTTAAAACGCAGCCATCGTCTGCTCTTAGAAAAGGAATTCGAAGTTTGGAGAAACGGGTTGAGGACCATTATAAAAAGATTCAGGCACCTGAAAAATACTGTAAAGATTGGGACTCTTATACAGAGCGAGCAAAGTCAGGTCTTATAAAACACTGGAAGCAAGAAATTGACAATTTCAATGACTCCATCAGCAATCGAATTGATGAACTAAAAAAGCGAGGTGAAAATTATGAATAACGATATTTTTAATCATATTATTAACCGCCTATTGAGCAACGCTAATGACGCACTAAAGGATGCGCAAGCTAATGATAAAGATGAATTCTACGTTGGAAAAAAACTAGCTTATTATGAGGTCTTGGATACAATAAAAAATGACCTCATAATCGCAGAATATGATTTACAAGAATGCGGCCTTGATATTGACTTGGATAACGATTACTTGTAAATTGTAAAGATTCAATTGGGAGAACAACTTTTTCGATGGATAGGAAAACGGGGAAACCGTTGTTAACCGTCTCCCCGTTTCTTGGGCTTGTCAGGCACATGCCAGCAGCCGTTTAAGGTCCACTTTGAGCGAAGCGGTCCCTTTGCTGATGTGCAGCTCGGCAATACCGTCTGCGAACAGACGGACTATCGCAACAAGAAGCTTTTTCAGTGTTTGAAAAAATTTCTCGCCCATACTCCTTTCACCTCCTATCCATCGAAAAGTTGCTCTCCTTTCACTTGCCATTCTACGATAGTCGTCGAAAAAACACAATATTCATTTTTATGCCAGGGGCTGTGGAAACACGGCCTCTTTTTAATGCACAAAATAGGTGGTGAAAATTCAAAATGGAGAACGAACTTTATCATTACGGTGTCCTAGGTATGAAGTGGGGAGTTCGGAGAACGCCGGCACAGCTTGCAAAGGCGAATGGGAAGGCTAAGCGAAAATCCGAAGACAATGCGAAGAAATCTGATATGAAAAAGGCGGTCAAATCCAGAAGAACGCTCAGCGACGCTGACCTGAAAAAGCGGATTGAGCGGATTAAGATGGAAAAGCAGCTAAAGGACTTAACTGCAGAGGAGATTTCTCCAGGTAAAAAATTTGTTTCAGAGGTTCTTTCTTCCAGCGGGAAAAAAGTTGCGACAGCGCTGGTTACCGGGGCCGTTTTGTATGGAACTAAGGCCGCATTGACGAAGCAGTTTGACATCAAAGAATTGGCTGGTTACATGACACCAAAACCGAAGAATAAGTGAAGAAAAAATTTCTCTTCCGTTAGCAACATGAAAAAGACCAACTTTAAAAAGGCTGAAACGTGACACAAAAAAAGAAGCCGACTTTCATGTCGACCTCTTCGAATCGGAGCGCTTGTAATAAGAGTTATAAGGCGTGCGAACCTTTTTACTCTTAGCGTTTTCTTTGTACCAAAGCAAATAGCTGGGGATGAGCTGTACATTTTTCTTTGGCACATATAGCTTATGATAGCTTATCAACGTGTCACCTTCAGTCTTTTTAAAGTTGGTCTTTTTATTGAACGTGTTATACCATTTTCAACGGAGGAAAAATTCAAGTAAGAGAGAAAAGGGAAGCTGCTTGTAACAGCCTCCCTTGGGGCTATGTCCCAAAATATTTTTGGACATACTGTTTGCCGCGTTCAACATCACGCAAGCTAATGGACTGAATTGGGCGATGCAGAAAATGCAGCAATGCGGCAGTGCCATACACACGTTTTCTGTGCTGGTTAACGTAACCGCATTTTTCGATTAACGTTACTAATCGACGGTCAATCATTCGAAACCTCCTCTCTTACTTGAATCTTTCCTCCGTTTTTCTTCTTTACGATTCTTATTATGGCTAAATTTTATTCCGAGTCAATAACAAGGTGGTTACAATATGGCATTATCAAACACGGCCGTCCCGAAATACTACGGCATGTTTCGAGATGCCGTAATCCGTGGCGAAATTCCGGTAAACAAAGAAATTTCGATGGAGATGAATCGAATCGACGACTTGATTGCAAATCCCGGAGTTTACTATGACGACAGGGCGGTAGAGGGCTTCATTGATTATTGCGAAAGCGAACTCACACTTACCGATGGAGCAGACTTAAATCTTCTCGACACATTTAAATTATGGGCTGAGCAGATCTTTGGATGGTATTACTTTGTTGAGCGCAGCATTTATGAGCCCTATGAGCCCTATGAGGATGGTTATGGCGGTCATTACATAACCAAAAAAGTCAGGAAACGTTTGATCAATAAGCAATACCTAATTGTCGCCCGTGGCGCAGCGAAATCAATGTACGGTTCTTGCCTCCAAAACTTTTTCCTCAATGTGGACGCAACCACAACGCACCAGATTACTACGGCTCCGACAATGAAACAGGCCGAAGAGGTTTTGTCTCCGATTCGTACCTCAATCACTCGTGCAAGAGGCCCATACTTCAAATTCTTGACAGAGGGATCTTTGCAGAATACGACTGGTTCTAAAGCAAACCGCGTAAAACTTTCTCCAACCAAAAAGGGTATCGAGAATTTTTTAACGGGTTCGCTGTTAGAGATAAGGCCAATGCGAATCGATAAGCTTCAGGGATTGCAAATCAAAGTTGCGACGGTCGACGAATGGCTTTCGGGGGATATTCGAGAGGATGTAATTGGTGCAATAGAACAGGGCGCTTCGAAGGTCGACGACTATCTCATCGTTGCGATCAGTTCTGAAGGGACAGTTCGTAATGGTGCCGGCGATACAATCAAAATGGAGTTGATGGACATTCTCAAAGGAGATTACATCAACCCGCACGTATCGATTTGGTGGTATAAGCTCGATTCAATTGACGAAGTTTCAGATCCGGCGATGTGGGTAAAAGCACAGCCTAACATTGGTAAGACTGTTAGCTATGAGACGTATCAATTGGATGTGGAGCGTGCTGAGAAGGCACCGGCTGCACGAAATGATATTCTTGCAAAAAGGTTCGGCCTGCCAATGGAAGGTTATACTTATTACTTTACCTATGAGGAGACACTTCCACACCGCAAGCGTTCGTATTGGCAGATGGCATGTTCTCTTGGAGCAGACCTTTCTCAGGGCGATGACTTCTGTGCCTTTACCTTCCTTTTCCCTTTATCCAATGGTGCTTTTGGAATAAAGACAAGGAACTATATCACCTCGTCTACTCTAATGAAACTCCCGGCGGCAATGCGAATCAAGTATGATCAGTTTATGCAAGAAGGCAGCTTGATTGTTCTTGAGGGAACAGTCTTGGACATGATGCAGGTCTACGATGATCTGGACAACTACATCACCGATTGTGGATACGACGTGCGTTGCTTTGGATATGATCCTTACAATGCAAAGGAGTTTGTTGACAGGTGGGCATCAGAGAACGGCCCCTTTGGAATTGAAAAAGTAATCCAAGGTGCAAAAACGGAATCCGTTCCTTTGGGAGAGCTGAAAAAGCTTTCTGAGGAGCGGATGCTTTTGTTTGACGAGGATTTGATGACCTTTGCAATGGGGAACTGCATTACGTTGGAAGACACAAATGGAAACAGGAAACTTTTAAAGAAGCGATATGAGCAGAAAATCGACGCTGTTGCAGCTATGATGGATGCCTATATTGCCTATAAAGCCAACAAAGATGCTTTTGAATAATTGTATTCGTTGGTTAGCTTAAACTAACTGTTTAAAAGGCGGTGAACATTCAAAATGGACATGTCTATGGGTTCCAGGTTTAAACGAGCCTGGAACACTTTCTTTAACAGAGATCCTACGCACTCTTACAACGATACCGGACCCGGATATTTCTACCGTCCGGACCGTACTCGTTTCAGCCGGGGTAATGAGCGTTCAATCGTTACTTCTGTTTACAATCGAATTAGCTTAGACGGTGCAGCTATTTCTATTCAACATGTTCGACTGGATGAAAACGAGCGATATATTTCAAACGTTTCATCCAAGCTGAACAACTGCTTGACACTGGAAGCAAACCTCGACCAAACGGCACGAGCTTTTCGACAAGACGTAATCATGTCGATGCTCGACGAGGGCTGTATCGCCATTGTTCCGGTAGAAACGACCGATAATCCGGAAGAAACCGGGGGCTATGACATCCTGTCTATGCGTGTCGGTAAAATTCTTGAATGGTATCCACAGCATGTCAAAGTTCGTGTGTACAACGAATGGACAGGGGAGAAGCAAGACATTACAGTTCCGAAAAGCACGGTTGCAATTGTAGAAAACCCTTTGTACGCCGTTATCAATGAGCCCAATTCTACAATGCAGCGGCTTATTCGGAAACTTAATTTGTTGGATGTCGTTGATGAGCAAAGCAGCTCTGGTAAGTTAGACCTTATCATTCAGCTGCCATACGTCATCAAGACTGAAGCAAGGCGTCAACAAGCTGAAAACAGGCGTAAAGATATCGAAAATCAGTTGTCAGGTTCAAAGTATGGAATCGCTTATACCGATGGTACGGAGCGCATTACACAGTTGAATCGTTCAGTGGAAAACAACCTGATGAAGCAGATTGAATTTCTAACGAGCATGCTATACAGCCAGTTAGGAATCACTCAAAGCGTTATGGATGGGACCGCTGACGAGAAAACGATGCTGAACTATAACAACAGAACGATAGAGCCTATCGTTTCAGCGATTGTTGATGAAATGAAACGAAAGTTTCTTACAAAAACAGCTCGGTCTCAATCTCAGTCGATCATGTTCTTTACAGATCCGTTCCGTCTGGTGCCGGTTGACAATATTGCAGAAATTGCAGACAAATTCACCCGGAACGAAATCATGACATCGAATGAGTTCAGACAAATCATTGGTATGAAACCGTCTGACGATCCGAGAGCTGACGAACTTAGAAATAAGAACCTCAGCGAACCTGGCGGCGAGAAGACTGAGCAAATAAAAAGCCAGGAGGAAAATCAAAATGGAGAAATATGATTTTAGTGGCTGGGCCACTAGAAACGATTTGCTCTGTTCGGATGGACGGACCATTCGAAAAGATGCATTCAAGCACTGCGATGGTAAAACTGTTCCGTTGGTTTGGAACCACAACCATTCCGATCCGGATAATGTTCTTGGTCATGCGCTGCTGGAGAACCGAAACGAAGGCGTTTACGCCTACTGTTCTTTCAACAACACTGAAAACGCAAAAAATATCAAAGAGGCCGTTCGTCATGGCGACGTTCGGTCTCTTTCTATTTTTGCCAATCAGCTGAAGCAGGCCGGCAGCGATGTGATTCACGGCGCTATTCGTGAAGTGAGTCTGGTTCTGGCTGGGGCAAATCCCGGCGCATTTATCGATTCCGTCATGGCTCATGGCGATGGCGTTGAAACCGGCATCATTCTTGGATACGACGAAAACATTATGCTCTATCATTCAGAAGATGCTGCGGACACTTCTGATAAGAAGGAAGAGTCCGACAAGAGCGAGAAAAAAGAGGAAACCATCGCAGACGTATTTGATACGCTCTCTGAAAAACAGAAAACCGTTGTTTACGCAATGATCGGGCAGGCCATCGAAGACGCAGGCAACGAAGAAGATTCGAAAGACGATTCTGAAGGAGGAAACGACACTGTGAAACACAATGTATTTGAGCCCGAGGTCAATGAAGATACCAATGTTCTGAGCCACTCCGATCAGGCAAGCATCATTGCCCTTGCAAAATCCAGTAGCGTTGGTACGCTCAAAGATGCTATCGGCATTTATCTCGAAAACAATAAGGATACACTGGCCCATGGTATCGAAAGCATCGAGACTCTGTTCCCGGAGTATAAGGATGTGCGACCGGGCGCTCCGGAGCTGCTGACCACTGATCAGGGGTGGATCGGTAAAGTCTTGGCCAAAGTGCACAAGAGCCCGATTTCCCGTATCCGTACTCGTCAGGCCGATATTCGTAATATTGAGGCTCTTCGCGCTCAGGGCTATAAGAAAGGTTCCGAGAAGAAATACGTCGGTAATTTCAGCCTGATTCACAGAACGACCGACCCTCAGACGGTTTATGTGAAGTCCAAAATCGATCGTGATGACATCATCGATATTCAGGACTTTGATGTTGTTCAGTATCTGTACGGCATTGACCGTATGAATCTGAACGAAGAGCTGGCTACAGCTATTGTGCTTGGTGACGGTCGCGAAGACGGCGATGAAGGGAAAATCGCCCAAGACAAGATTCGTCCCATTTGGCTTGATGATGAACTCTACACAATTCACGCAGATGTTGATATCGCTGGAATGAAGACATCTCTTCAGGGAACCAACACTGGTGCCAATTTCGGCGATAACTATGTGTATGCCGAAGCAGTCATCCAGTCGCTGCTGTATGCTCGTGAAAAGTATAAAGGCTCCGGTACTCCCGACTTCTACTGCACCCCGCATCTTCTGAATGTCATGCTCTTGGCACGTGATTTGAACGGCCGTCGCATCTATGACAATGTCAATGAACTGCGTGCGGCTCTGAACGTCGGTGAGATCATCACCGCCGAGCAGTTTGAAGGCAAAGTGCGTACTACCAAAGATCAGAAAAAGAAGAAACTGCTTGGCCTGATGTACAACATGGCTGACTATTCTCTCGGTTCGACCAAGGGCGGCGAAATCACCCATTTCACTGATTTCGATATCGACTTCAACCAGCAGAAGAGCTTGCTGGAGACTCGCTGCTCCGGTGCAAACACTCGCGTGATGTCGGCCATTGCTCTGGAAGAGGATGTAACTGATACGGGCGTCGGCGGTTAATTAGTTACAACAGGGAGAAATCAAAATGGCTAAGTTTTACGGAAAAGTCGGTTATGTTGAGACGGTTGAAACACGGCCCGGCGTCTTTACTCAGTCCGTAACGGAGCGTACGTATTGCGGCGATCTCGTTCGAAATAGCCGCAAGTGGCAAACGAGCGGTAATGTCAATGACGATGTAAACGTGAACAACGAAATCAGCATTGTGGCCGATCCGTTCGCTTATGATCATTTCGCTTTCATCCGGTATGTTGAGTACATGGGAGTTCTCTGGAACGTAACAGCCGTCGAAGTTCAAAGACCTAGACTTATTTTAAGCGTGGGAGGCGTATACAATGGCCAGCAGCCTTGACTTGCAGCGAGAGTTTCAAGCTTTATGCAAGAACGTATATTTTCAACCTCCCGAATCGGTGAAACTCTTGTATCCCTGCATCGTTTATAAGCGGTCCGCAGGCGATACGAGGTTCGCTGACAACAAAAAATATTCCTATACGGCGGGTTATGATGTAGTGGTTGTTGAGATGGACCCCGATCGGAAGCTGGCGACAGATGTGTATATGCATTTCGTCTACTGTCGAGAGGGGTCTCCTTATATCTCAAACAATCTTTATCATAGCCCGTTTACTATCTATTTTTAAGGAGGAATAACTACATGGCAAAACTTGTTTGGGACGAAGTCGGGAAACGCCTTTATGAGACCGGTGTTGACCATGGCGTTCTGTATCGATACAACGGAACTGGTGGAGTAGGAAAATCCGTTGTTCCGTATTCCGGCGGTGTACCGTGGAATGGCCTGATTACTGTAACGGAGAGTCCGTCTGGCGCGGAGCCATCCCCACTTTGGGCGGACAATATTAAATACCTGAATCTGATGAGTGTAGAAGAGTTCGGTGCAACCATCGAGGCTTATACATATCCTGACGAATTCGCTGTTTGTGACGGCTCTGCGGAAATTGCTCCCGGCGTGATGATTGGTCAGCAGAAACGTGAAGTATTCGGCATGTGTTATCGCACCAAGATTGGTAACGACACCGAAGGTGCAGACCATGGCTATAAGCTGCATTTGATTTATGGTTGTCTGGCAGCTCCCTCCGAAAAAGGGTACAACACAATCAATGACAGCCCCGATGCTATCACTTTCTCGTGGGAAGTCAGTACAACCCCGGTCAACGTAAAGGGCTTCGCACCTACTGCATCCTTGACCATTGATTCGACAAAGGTTGCCCCTGAAAAGATGGCAGCATTGGAGGCCGTCTTGTATGGTGGCAATACGGAAGAAGCGCGACTGCCGCTTCCTGACGAGGTCGTTACTCTGGTTGGCGCGGCGTAAACTTTCTAAACTATATTTGTCAAATTGGGAGCCGTTTGAGTGTTTTACTCGCGGCTCCCTTCTTTTTTTTTTGAAAGGGGAAAACAGAAATGATTAAGAAAACAATTGAGTACGTCGACTATAACGGAACCGAGAGAAGTGAGGATTTTTATTTTAACCTCACGGAAGCAGAGTGTATAGATTTGGAAATCGGTACCAGCGGAGGCTATACCGAAATGATTCGGAGGATGGTAAATGCAAAAGATCTGGCTGCGCTCATCAAGGTGTTCAGGGATTTTATCAGCAACGCTTATGGTGTAAAAAGTCCCGATGGTCGCAGATTTATGAAGTCGCCTGAGATTCTTGCCGAATTTACCGAAACCGAGGCTTTCTCGAAGCTGTATATGGAACTCGCTACAAATGCTAAAGAGGCAGCTGCATTTGTGAACGGCGTCCTTCCAAATCGCAAAGTTGAACCTCCGCTGGCGATTGCTCCGAAGGCAAATGGATAAAGAAAATAACAGTGAGAGGGAGAGTATCTATGCTTCAGCTAATTATACCAGATTCTGACGAACTATGGGACGAGAAAAAAGAAGAGTTCGTATACAGAAAAGGCCAAACCCTTCAGTTGGAGCACTCTCTTGTTTCACTTGCCAAATGGGAATCAAAATGGTGTGTTCCATTTCTTTCGAAAAAGGACAAGACCCTTGAAGAGACCCTGGACTATATAAAATGTATGACCATTACGCAGAATGTAAATCCGGAAGTTTATCTGAACCTTACACAAGAAAACGTTGATGCGGTAAATGCGTACATCAACGCTCCAATGACGGCCACATATTTTTCTAACGAAAAAGCAACTGGCCCTAACAACGAGCAAGTGACTTCTGAAATCATCTATTATTGGATGATTGCTTTAAACATACCTCCTGAGTATCAGAAATGGCATCTTAATCGACTTTTGACACTTATTAAGGTATGCAACATCAAAAATCAACCGCCTAAAAAGCACAGCAGAAGGGAAATCATGCGTAGAAATGCAGCTCTTAATGCTGAGCGGAGAAAGCGGTTGGGATCAAGAGGCTGATAATTCAGCGAAGGGAGAAAAACATGGAGAAAAGTATCGGTACGGTTGGAGACGCTTATGAGATATTAGCGTCCACTAGACAATTCATTCTGTGTCGTAGTTTGACGGCCAATCCGGTTCACACATACGCGGTGATGCGCTTGGATGAGGACGGACATCCGTTTGATATCCGTGTGAGAGCCGAAAGAGAAGCTGCCGAGCGTGAATTCTGCTCGTGCTGTTTTCCGGGATGGTTTAAGAACGGAGGCACTACAAAAACTGCGTGAGGAGATTTTGTAGATGATAAGTTTCAGACAAAAGGGCGACTTTTCCAAACTGACGAGATTTTTAGAAAAGGCTAAAGAGGCTGTTCGACTTGGTGATCTCGATAAATATGGTCGAGAGGGAGTGGCCGCCCTTGCGTCTGCAACACCTGTTGATTCAGGCCTGACGGCACGGTCGTGGCACTACAAAATCGAGAACCGAAAAGGCTCGGTTGCGATTTCTTTTTACAACTCAAATGTTCAAAATGGAGTTCCGATTGCTGTCATTTTACAATACGGACACGGAACGGGAACTGGCGGCTGGGTAGCTGGGAGAGATTACATCAATCCTGCTATCCAGCCTGTTTTTGACAAAATTGCAAATGAAGCGTGGAGGGAGGTTACTGCCCAATGAGCAACGTTATCGACCAGAAAGTCGTTGAGATGCGGTTTGATAATAAGCAGTTCGAAAACAATGTTCAAACCAGTTTATCGACACTCGACAGGTTGAAGAAAAGCTTAAATATGGAAGGGGCGACAAAAGGTCTCGAAAATGTGGACGCAGCAAGCAAAAAACTGAATTTTTCGGGTTTGAGCAGTGCTGTCGAAACAGTCCAAGCAAAATTTTCAGCCTTTGAGGTCATGGCAGTAACGGCCCTTGCCAATATTACAAACTCTGCAATCAATGCGGGTAAGCAAATGCTCCACTCGCTGACGATAGAGCCTGTATCACAGGGATTTAATGAATACGAACTCAAAATGGGTTCGATTCAGACAATTATGGCAAGCACCGGTGCCTCCTTAGAAGAAGTCAATGGCTACTTAGCGGACTTAAACGAGTATTCGGACAAGACTATTTACTCGTTTGCCGACATGACGCAAAACATTGGAAAATTCACCAATGCTGGCGTCAAACTTGAAGATGCCGTTCTGGCAATCAAAGGTATCAGCAATGAGGCTGCAATATCTGGTGCGAATACAAATGAAGCATCCCGGGCTATGTATAACTTTGCGCAGGCTTTGTCGGCAGGGCACGTAAAGCTAATTGACTGGAAGTCTATCGAAAACGCCAACATGGCAACTGTCGAATTTAAGAACGAATTGCTTAAAGCGGCGGAGGCAGCCGGGACAGTCGAAAAGCAGGCTGATGGCATGTATCGTGTCCTGACCAAAAACAATCAGGGCTCGACGATGGACATGACTATTGATGCGACTAAAAACTTCAATGACAGCTTGAATTATCAGTGGATGACCACGGAAGTGCTGGTTGATACGCTGAAAGATTATGCTGATGAAACAACAGAAATCGGCAAGAAGGCCTTTTCGGCGGCGCAGGATGTAAAGACATTCAGCCAATTGATGGACACGCTCAAAGAAGCGGTTGGCTCTGGTTGGGCTACAACTTGGGAGCTTGTGTTCGGTAATCTCGAAGAAGCCAAAGAACTCTGGACCGGTGTAAGCGAAGTCGTAGGAGGATTTATCGAACGGCAGTCGGCCGCTCGAAATACTGTTCTTGCTGCTTGGAATCGATCTGGCGGTAGGCTGGCTCTGATAGAGAGTCTTGAAAATTCCTTTAATGGCATTTTAAGCGTAATTAAACCCGTAAATGAGGCATTTCGAGAGGTGTTTCCTTCTCTAAAAGGATGGCAACTTACGAAATTCACCAAAGATTTACGAGACTTTACGGAAAATTTGAAGCTCAGCGAAGGTGCGGCTACAAAATTAAAAACAACCTTTAAAGGCGTATTTTCACTTTTCGATATTGGTGGAAAAGCGATTTCGGCAATTGTAAAACCGGTTATGAGTTTTCTTACTGGCGGCGCGGTTTCGTCCTTTGGGAACTCGGTTCTTGATGTCACCTCATCGCTTGGCGCATTCTTTATCAAGCTGAATGAGGGGATTGAGAACGGAAACGGCTTTGCGGTTGTCAGCGAGACAATCACAAAAGCACTGAACGGCATATCGGATGCATGCTCATTTGTGCGAGATTCTTTTGGCAATCTTGGAAGTGTGTTTTCGAAAGTCGGAAGCGTAATTTCAACTGTTGCAGGACACATAAAAGATGCAGTTGTCGGCGCTTTGACATGGATTTCAGAAAACATATCAGCCGGAGATGTGTTTGCGGGCCTTGCAGGCGGCGGGATTTTTATGTTTGTCAAAAAGCTGGGCGGCTTGGTTGACAAGATAAAAGATGTTCTGTCGAGCTTCGGAAAGAAAGACAGCGGCGCGGCGCAATTCTCTGATGTATTGTCGTCTGTACACGATTCTCTTGATTCTTTCCAGCAAGGAATAAATGTCGCGTCTCTTGTCGGTATTGGCGTTGCGGTCATGGCGCTTAGTTCAGCGCTCAGAACTGTTTCCGAAATTGAGCCGGGAAAGGTCGCATACTCCCTCGTCGGGATTCGTCTTATGATATCTGCATTGAATGCAGGTTTTAAATCGCTGACAAAGACCTTGTCTGTGTTTAATGCCAAAGGAACCATAAAGTCGAGTCTCGCTATGATTGCGATTGCCGAAGCGGTTAATATTTTGGCGTCAGCTATGGAGAAAGTGGCTAAACTTTCTTGGGATGAAGTGACAAGAGGATTGGCTGCGGTTGGCGGTGCCCTCCTTGAACTGTCTGCTGCAATGAGAATTATCGGAAAAGGGAATGCGGTAACCCTTCGAAGCAGTATCGCCATTATCACGCTTAGTGCGGCATGTGCAATTCTTGCGGATGCACTTCAAGAGTTTGGCGCAATGGAATGGGAAAACATATACCGAGGGTTGGCTGGAATGGGCGGCGCTTTGGCTGAGTTTGCTGCTGTACTTGGAATTTTAGGGAAAGTCGGAGGAGGCAAAGCTCTTTTTGGAGCAGCTGGGATTCTGGTCGCGTCATTCGCTCTCGATGAGATTTCTGAAAACCTTGAGAAAATCGGAAATCTTTCCTGGGAGCAAATCGGACGTGGCCTTGTGGGAATGGGAACTGCACTTATTGCTTTTGGCGTGACGCTTGGTTTGTTGGGCAAACTCGCAGGGGCAAAAAGTCTGTTAGCTGCAACCGCAGTTCTGATTGGCGTCCAAGCCCTCGATGAAATTTCTGAGAATTTACAGAAAATCGGCTCCATGACCTGGGATCAAATCAGTCTCGGACTATCCGGAATTGCGCTCGCCCTCTCTGAATTGGCGATCGTCTTTGGTCTCCTTGGAAAGTTGGCTGGATTCTCTGGGATTGTCGGTGCGGTGACAATTCTCATCGGCGTCCAGTCGCTCGGTGATATTGCCAATGCTCTAGAGCAAATTGGAGGCATGACCTGGGAACAAATCAGTAATGGTCTGTCTGGCATGCTGTTGTCGCTTTTGGAACTTAGCACTGTTTTCGGTTTGCTAGGTAAGTTGGCAGGATTTTCTGGCCTTTTAGGCGCTGCAACTATCCTTATTGGTGTTCAGTCGCTTGATGATTTGGCCAACGCACTCGCAAAATTTGGAGCCATGGAATGGCCGGAAATCGGGCGTGGTCTTGCCGCAATGGGCGGAGCACTTCTTGAAGTTGGTGTCGTAACCGGAGCGCTTGGTGCTCTCACAGGTTTAGCGGGCCTGGTCGGTGCTGGAACATTGCTGCTTGCAGTTCAGGGCCTTGATGACTTAGCCAATGCGCTTGCAAAATTCGGCTCTATGCAATGGGATGAAATCGGCAGAGGACTTGCAGCAATGGGGGCAGCCATGGGCGAAGTTGCCCTAGGCGGCTTACTTAACACTCTTTCCGGTTTTGGTGCCGCATCTATTTCCAAAATAGCAGAACCACTCGGAGTATTGGCTGATTCTGTAAAGAAATGGGCCGGAGTGACAGTCCCAGAAGGATTAGGCGCTCAACTTGGAGAACTTGCCGGCGGAATCTTGCAATTCACCTTTGGTGGGTGGGGTGCATCTACAATTGCTGAGGTTGCTGCTCCTCTTGGTACAATGGCTGATTCAATTTCAAAATGGTCCAATATTGATGTCCCCGAGGACTTGGGGGATAAGATTGGATCATTGGCGAGCGGTGTGAAGGCGTTTACTTTCGGCGGATTTGGTGCAGGCGCTATTGCGGAAGCGGCTCCCGGTATTGCTCAGTTGTCTGACGCTGTGAGGAAATGGGAGGGCGTTGCCATTCCCGAAGACCTTGAAACAGGACTCACAAGTCTGGCAAGCGGCGTGAAAGCGTTCAGTTTCGCTTTTGCAGGAGGATGGTCGATTGGGACACTTGTCGGTCCGCTTGGCGATTTGGTTGACCCAGTGAGGAAATGGAACTATGTCAAAGTACCCGAAGGTATTGACAGCTCGCTCAAGCAGCTGGCCGATGGTGTGAATGCATTTAGCTTCTCGTTTATGAGCGGGTGGTCACTTGACACGCTGGTTGGACCGCTTGGCGATTTGGCCGATGCAGCGAGAAAGTGGAATGGTGTCACATTAGAAGGTGTGTCGCAGGAACTTACCAGTTTTGCAAATAGCTTGAGAAATCTCGGGATGGTTAGTGTATCCGGGCTAGCGCTCGAATTTCAAAATGGAATCGGAACGCTGACTCAGGCGGTTTCAGGAATGCTTTCTTCTATTATCTCTATTGTGAACACGCGAAAGAGCGGAGTAATTTCGGTATTTGTTGTAATGGTAGGGAATGTCCTTACAACTCTGAATGGAAAACTCCCCAATTTCCAAACTTTCGGTCAACTGACGGTAAAGTATATGGTCATGGGGATTCGTTCTCAGGCTGGGCTTCCAATTGTTGCATTTGGCGAGATTATTACGGACGTGCTGTCATCCATTATTGTACGAAATACCGAATTCTATGACGCCGCCCGCGACATGGTAGCTGGATTCGCCAATGGCATCAGTGCCAACACATTCCTGGCGGAAGCAAAAGCTGCCGAAATGGCCGCTGCGGCTGCTCGCGCTGCAAGACGGGAACTCGACGAGCATTCTCCATCGAAAGTGGGGTATGAAATCGGCGATTTCTTCGGTGTTGCCTTCGTTGGAGCGATCGATGATTATGCCGACAAGTCATATCGTGCTGGTGCCGAGATGGGCTCGAAAGCTCGAATTGGACTCACGGAGGCGGTGTCGAAGATTTCGGACTATATCAACAGTGACATAGACGCACAGCCAACGATTCGTCCTGTACTGGACTTGTCAAATGTTCAGTCCGGAACCAGACAGATAAATGCAATGTTTAGCCGCACGCAGGCAATGTCGATCAACGCCAACATGAGCAGGGCCCACACCAGCGGAAATCAAAATGGTGGGTTCCAAGATGGTTCCGCGGCCACATACAACTACTTCACGCAAAACAACTATTCGCCGAAAGCCCTGTCGAGGGTTGAAATCTATCGGCAGACAAAGAATCAATTCTCGGCGATGAAAGGAACGGTGAGTAAACGATGATCAAGTCGGTCACTGTTACAAACTATCTCGGTGAAAGTCTGAAGATGGAACTCACGAACCCGTATGATTCCGGTATTGCCATTACCGACATTACCGGAATTGGTCCGGGAAAAGCGGATATCAATGTCACAGAGCTTACGTCGAGCGATGGGTCGCTATATAATTCGGCCCGGCTTGGGACACGAAATATCGTTATGACACTTCGCTTCATGATTGCTCCGGACATTGAGACCGTCCGTCAGAAGTCCTATAAGTATTTTCCAATTAAAAAAGAGTTAATCCTTACCTTCGAGACGGACAATCGGTCTTGTTATATTGCAGGCTACGTAGAGTCGAATGAACCGGTTATTTTCGACGAGAACGAGTACACGCAAATTTCAATCATGTGCCCTGATCCATACTTCTACTCGACGGAAGCGAACGCAATGGTCTTCAGCGGTGTTGTCCCGATGTTTGAGTTTGAGTTTTCGAATGAAACAGAAAACGGATCAAACGAAGACCGTAATATTATTATGTCGGAAATCGAGGTTGCGCAGGAACAAAATGTCTATTACAACGGCGACAGCGAAATCGGCGTCACGATTCAAATTCACGCAACCGGTACAGTGGAGAACGTTACGATCTACAACACGGGAACGCGGGAATTTATCAAAATAGACACAGAAAAGCTAAAATCGATTACTGGCTCGACCATTGTTGCAGGTGACGATATTTACATTTGCACTGCGAAAGGGAAGAAGTCTGTCACTTTGCTACGGAATGGAGTTCGGACAAACATTCTCAATTGCCTCACAAAGGATTCTTCCTGGATTCAGTTGGTGAAAGGGGATAACATCCTTGCTTATACGGCTGAGAAAGGTTCGGAGATGCTATATTTTACAGTCTATAACAACATCATCTATGAGGGGGTATAAGCGTGGATATTTGGGTTTTAGATAAGACTCTGGAAGCCAATGACATCGTTGATACCTTTAATTCCCTTATATGGACGGACCGATACGACGAATATGGGGACTTTGAGATATACACATCCGTTACAGACCAGGCGCTGTCTCTGCTGCAAATGGATTATTATTTACAAAGCCGCTCGTCTGAGCACGTCATGATTATTGAAGAGGTTCTAATTGATACAGACCCAGAAAACGGTAACAGCGTTACCATTACAGGTCGGTCGTTAGAATCTCTTCTTTCACGACGTATCGTGTGGACTCAAACTCTTTTGGATGGGAGCGTACAGGATTGCATTAAAAAGCTTCTTGATGAAAATGTTATTTCTCCAAAAGATGTCAACCGCAAAATCCCAAACTTCGTATTCGAGACAAGCGTCGAGAAAGCTGTCACAGAGCCGAAAATTACAGCGCAGTTCACTGGAGACAATTTGTATGATGTTATCTCCGAAATTTGTCGACTCACAGGACTTGGTTTCAAGGTCACGTTGAACGATAAGAAGCAGTTCGTCTTTAAACTCTACGCTGGTGCTGACCGTACTTATGCTCAGACGGAAAATCCTTACGTCGTATTTTCACCCAAATTTGAAAATATTGCCAATAGCAATTATCTCGAATCCAAAAAAGAATATAAGAATGTTGCGCTGGTTGCCGGCGAGGGAGAGGGTGCCGAACGAAAAACCACCTCCGTCGGCGAGGGAAGTGGCTTGGAGCGTCGAGAGCTGTTTGTGGATGCACGTGATATTTCGACTACGACAGAAGACAATGTCACTCTTTCGGACGAAGAATATAAGAAGCAACTCGCTCAGCGTGGCGATGAGAAATTGGCAGAAAGTGTAGCTGCCCAATCATTTGAGGGCCAAGTCGAAATGACAAAGATGTTCGAATACGGTAAGGATTTTTTCATCGGCGATATTGTTCAAATCGCTAATGAGTACGGAATGGAGAGTAGGGCCAGAATTTCGGAAATTGTAACGGCTATTGACACACAAGGCGCTGTTACTTACCCCACGCTTTCGACCGTAACTTGAGTATAGGAAAGGAGATTCATATTTCATGAGTGTAACATATGGTTTTTACAACTCGATAAAAGGCGATCGAAAGTACAACGCTCTTGAGATGTCGAGTATATTTGATGGCATCATTGTGGACGGCGTGTATATGTCCATTGGTGATGCGTTGAATGTAAAATCATCCGGTGGTATGGGAATTACTGTTGGCATTGGGCGAGCGTGGTTTAACCATACATGGACATTGAACGATTCTCTGTTGCCGCTTACACTGGCGAACTCGGACGTCCTCCTAAATCGAATTGACGCGATTGTTCTGGAGGTTAATAATAACACCGAAGTTCGCAAAAACACAATTAAAATTCTAAAAGGTACTCCATCTAGTAAACCAGTAAAGCCCACCATGACGGAAGGCGAATTACTCAACCAGCATCCGCTCGCTTATATTTCCATTCCTGCTGGGGCTACATCCATTTCGCAGAGCAATATTGAGAATGCAGTCGGTACATCTGCTTGTCCTTATGTAACGGGTGTGCTGAAGGGCATGGACATCGACAAACTTGTTGCTCAGTGGGGTGCTCAGTGGGCTGAGTGGCTCAGCAGCAATACGGATGCCTGGAAAGCTTTCATGAGCGATAACACAAATGAGTGGAAGTCGTTCATGGCAAAAAACAAGAATGAATGGTCTGCTCTCATCAATGGGAATACGTCTGAGTTTGAAACCTGGTTCGAGCATATGAAAGATCAGCTCTCAGAGGACGCCGCTGGTAATCTTCAACTTCAGGTGGACAATCTCAACAATGCTGCTCTCGGTGGTGATTTTGTTCTCAAAGGTTCTCCGGTTTCAGTCGAATACATGGGAGCAAACCGTATCGCGTCCATCACTGCCTATGGCGAGACCCCGCAGGGCGGGACGACGGAGGCTCCGGTGGCGCTCACGGGGGTGGATAACGTATTTGTGGGGGACAATAACCTGCTGCCGAAAGCGACGGAAACAAGAACGCTCAATGGTGTGACCTTTACGCCTAATCCCGATGGCAGCGTTTCGGTATCGGGCACTGCTACGAACGACACGTCTTATCCTTTCAAGGAGGGTCTCGACGATTCACTGTTCGGCCAAACTGTGTGCCTTTCCGGCGGCTCGATTCAGACGCAACTTGTTATCAATGAGAAAAAGCACAGCGGTGAGTGGGTGCGAAACGTAATTGTCAACGCAAAAATTCCCGCTGTTGTAGGTGTGCTTTCTAAGCAAGCCGATGACAATATTCTCTACGGCACTATCTATGTTCCAACTGGAACTACGGTAAACACCACCATCTACCCAATGCTCAATCTCGGCAACACGGCCATGCCCTACGAGCCATATCAGGGCAGCGTGACACCTCTCCCCATCCCGCGCCCGCTGCATAAGGTTGGCGACGTGAGGGACGTGTGCCGGACGCGGGTTAAGAGCGTCTATGATAAGCGGATTGTTTTGGATGGGGCGGAGGATTGGAAGATGGGGGGTGCTGTCGGAGATGGTGCCCCGTACATTTTTTGTGATCTATTGAATGACCATTATCAAGCCTTCCCGATCATATCTTCTCGCTTCCCGTCTACAAATATTCTTGCCAGCAACAAAAATCAGGGAATCGGTTGTTTGGATAGATCGCTCTATTTAAGATACGATTCTCTGTTCACCAATGTAGAAGAATTGAAAACTTACCTTTCGGCACACCCCCTCACCGTCTACTATCAAAGCACCGCCTACGACGGCACCAACGGGTTGGACATATGTCTGACGGGGTACCAGACGGGCTACATCGAAAGCTATGCGGACGAAAGCATCACAACGGCGTGGATATCCAGCACGGGAGCACTTTCCACAGGCGCAGAAGTTGCCTATGTGCTCAGTTCTCCCGAAACCTACGCCACGGACCCTGTTGACTTCGACAACACAGCCGGTCCGCTCACCGTCTTGACGGGCGGGGAGGTCGAGGTACGGATGACGGAGCTGATTGGCTCACGCACATACGACGCGGACGGAGACGGCGTGGTAGATAAGGCAGCGGCTGTTCCTTGGGATGGTGTGACAGGTAAGCCCGGCGCGTTTACACCGTCAGCGCACACCCATGACGACCGTTACTACACCGAAACGGAAATGAACACCAAGCTGAATGGCAAGGCCAACAGCAGCCACACGCACACCAAAGACCAAGTTGGGCTTTCCAAAGTGAATAACAATTCTATTTCCATGGGATTGAGCGGAACAGATCTATGGGTGTATTACAGTTGATTAAAAAGGTGGGGAGTAAACATGGGCTATTGGAAGATAATGTGTGGCCGACGAAACCGTCGAGAAACTGCATCTTTTGTTACGCCTGACCTAATAATTTGCGTTCGTGGGAGGCAGGCTTGTGGTGGTGAAGCTATAAAGGAGGTATTCGCATGCTTCACGAAGTAGGCTTGAGCGATTATGAAGCATCGGTAATAGGCGAACGTTATCTGATGCTAGGAACGCGTGGCAGCTATGGAATAGAGCGGCTGCACGTTACCGCAGATGAGAGCTGGAGAACCCTTGCCATTACTGTCACATTCTGTCCACCAAGCGAACCTCCTGTCAGAATGCTATTAGGCAATGACGGCTGTATTGATGTACCACCGGAGGCTACGGCGAAAGCTACATCAATTGCCGCGGGCCGAATTGTGTTTTCCGGTATTGATGATGGTGTGTGCCGAATCAGCTTGGATGTTCCTTATTATGTCAGAGATCATTCCGAAACAAATGGGAAAGAAAGCGAAGGCATCACGCCGAGCGTGATTGACCAGATAATCGCGCAAACGAAATCTCACAGCGATGCCGCGAAATCAGCGGCAATATCCGCAGAAAATAGCGCCTTGAAAGCGGAAGAAATGCGCGATGGGGCTGAAAAAGCCGCTGAAACATACCCCGAGATTCGATCTGGAACCTGGTGGATATACGACCCGGTGCAAGGTGAGTATGTGGATACCGGCGTACCCTCTACTGGCACCGAACCGGTCCTTGAAGAGGCGACCAACGAAGATATCGACAACATTTTTAGGGAGTTAGGACTCCAGAAAAGGAGATTTTAATTATGGCTACAAAATGGGTATCTCTTGATAAGCTGCGTTATGCGATCAGCAAAATACACACGCTGCTGCAAGGGAAAGTTGACAAAGTGGACGGCAAGGGCCTTTCCGCCAATGACCTGACTGCTGCGCTCAAGGACAACTACGATGCAGCGTACACACACAGTCAGGCGGCTCATGCACCGGCGGCTGCGGAGAAGAATATTATCGTCGGTGTTCAGGTCAACGGCAGCGATCTTACGCCGGACGGTTCTCGCAAGGTGAACGTTCGCGTACCGACCGGAGCGCTGGCGGGCAAAAGCCAGGTTTCTGAGACGGACCTGGATGCTGCTCTGAAGGAAAAGGTCAATTCTGCCAGCGAGGGCAATCACAGCCACGGCAACAAGACCGTGCTGGACCAGATCGAGCAGGCTGACTTGGATAAGCTCGACGGGATCGCTGCGGGTGCGAATAAATATGTGCATCCCACAAGCTCCGGCAGCAAGCACATTCCAACGGGCGGCGCGTCCGGACAGATCCTTCGTTGGTCTGCCGACGGCACGGCGGTATGGGGCGCGGATAACGACACCAAATACAGTCCGGTCACGCAGTCTGCCAATGGCCTCATGTCGGCAGTCGACAAAAAGAAGCTCGACGGATTCGGCGCAGCTTCCTCTTACGCACTCAAGAGCGATATTACCCAGATGTACCGTTACAAGGGTTCTGTCTCAGACGCTTCAAAGCTGCCTGCCTCCGGTCAGGTGGCGGGCGACGTCTATGACATCCAGACTGCGTCCTCCTATGGACCTGCCGGCACGAACGTTGCGTGGAACGGCACAGCCTGGGATGCGCTCGGCGGTGCGTTCACGATTGAAGAATGCACCAACGCAGAGATCGACCAGATATTCACAGACCTTGCCGCTGGATGAGGTGATGTTATATGAAATGGGTATCGCTTCAGCGGTTGAGCTACGCATTGTCGAAAATAGAGGCCCGCTATTCGCTGCGCTCTCATTCCCATACGCCAGCCTCTATTGGCGCCTTGGGTAAAACGGAGAAAGCGGCCGACTCATCAAAACTTGCGGGACTTACGCCTGTTGTAGATAACCCCGGTCCGAGCAACCGGAATACGTGGTATTTTCCTTTTACCGGGACAAACAGCAAAGATGGCACGCGGAAATATTACGCTGCGCTGTATGCCGACCACGCAACAACATCTGATCGCGCAAAGAATCTTTCCATGGGTCTAAATGGTTCAGATCTATGGGTGTATTACAGTTGAGGAGGGGCGAACGACGTGAGCTATCGCCAAAATGACGTACTTATCCCCGAGTCGAGCTATATTCGGTTTAATGATGTGCAGTTAAAAAAGTATTATTTCAACGATGTGCTTGTATGGCAGCGTCAGCAGAAAGTATACCCCGGAATACCAGTTGCTAAAACGCAAAATCTTGGGTATGGTCCATATTTCACTGTGACGAACAACGGATCAGATATAAAGGTGGACGCATTCGGCGGCACAGAACGCGGATACGGCCGTGTAATGCTTGGCGGGTTTAGTACGATAGGGTATTCTAAACTTTTCTTTGCAAACCTTAGTATATCACTGTCCAACTCTTTCTCTCATGCCAAAGTAGCGCTTAGTGATGTTAATGGGAATGTAGTACAGCAGCTTATTTTCCACGAAACAGGAGAGGCTGGCGGCTTCTCTATAACCTACGCATCCAGCGATATATTTACAATCAATGCAGAAAACGGAAACTATTATTTGATGCTCGAAGTGGCTTCCGGCGCTACGGGTGGTGGTTTACATGCGACCATTCAAATGAATGGTTGCTATTTGATTTAAAACGGAGGAACGAAAAATGCTGAAAATCACACTGAAAAATGGAAAAAGATACAATGCCCTGGATGGTACGGCAATCTATCCGAGCGGCAGCCCGAACGCCCGCAGCCGCATGGAAATCCACATGGGAGAGGATGCCATGACGGCGGCTGAGTTCGAGGCCGCGTTCATGGATGAAACTGCGACTGAAGAAATTCGACTGACAAGGATTGCCGATGAGGACGACCCGGCTAAGGGTGTGAAAAAGGGCGATATGATTTACGACACTCTGTGCCAGCACTATTGCCTTGTGGCGAGCATTGGCAAAAAGCGCGTGAGCAAAACAGACATTGCCACCGGGCAGGTCGTTGAAGAAATGCACCTTGTGGTCGAGCTAGAGCAGCGCACCTACATCGAACAGCAGCTTGCCGCGCTGGGGCTGTAAAGGAGGACAAGCTATGGAACGCGCTAGATTTCCTATGGAGTTTCTTCGTGTAACGCAGGGCCCCAATGTAGGAAGCCACGCAGGCAGTAAGGCGATGGACTTCGGCGGAAAGGATACCGGAAAAGACCCGATTTACGCTCCTTTTACGGGCAAGTTTGTGCGAGTCCGTAAGGATTCTTCTCACGAGTCATACTTAGAATCCTTGGAACCGGTCGAATTCGCTAACGGCGTGGTTGATTATATGACACTTACGTTCATGCACGACGACGTTTTGGATGTAAAAACAGGCCAAATCGTACGTCAGGGCGAGAAAATCGGAGACGAGGGCGGCTTTGGTGGTGACCGTCCGAACCGTTTTGGCGCACATCTTCACATTGAAGCGAGCCGGGGGCGGAATATCGCTTATCAGGTTCAAAATGGAGCTGGTACCTACTGTACTCCAAATCAGGTGAATATTTGGGACGCCCTGTGGGTTGGCGGAGACGTCCAGATCCTAAAAGATGGCGGCTATTCTTGGAAACGAGATGTAAAAAAGGAGGAGAATGATATGGAATTTCTGGAAGTCACAAGCGAACGTTGTGAAGTTTTCACCGAGGCAAACGTAAATTCCGTCGACCGTACTTTTAATAACGGAAGGCTCGTGAAAGGGGCGTTCTACCCGATTCAGAGCGATGTTGGCACGGATGGAGTGTATCATTGGGTGCGCATTCAGGCTGGAGATAAGAAGCGATATGCTGTTGTTCTGGAAGATCGAAGCAAGATTGTATCTCTTTCTGCTGGGGACGCCATTGCGGCATGTATGGCGCAGGCTCCGCATGTTGACACATCCGAGCTTGAGAAAAAACTGGCCGATATGACTGCCGAAAAAAATGCTGTCGAAAAACGCCTCGCTGACGTTAAAGCATACGTCGCGGAGGTGTGAAGACAGTGGAATGGACAGTAGTAGGTGTAATCGTTGCTTTAGTTGGTTTGTTCGTGACCGTTGGGGCTCCAATCATTAGACTGAACGGCAATATAGCTCGTTCGAATGTGATTTTGGATCGACTTGAAAAAGAGTTAGCCGCTCAAAAAATGGACGCAAAAGAAAGCCATCGTCGCTTATGGAAGCATAACGATGAGCAAGATGAACGTATCGGAGATCATGAAACCCGTATTACAATTTTGGAAAATGGCACTGTAAAGTAAAAATGAAAAAATAGGACCCGAAAGCACAAAAAAGCTCTATGCAACGAGCAGAAGCTCGCGCTTACGCTTTTTGGGCAGATGGAGGCCGGCACACTGAGCCGGAGTAAGGCCGTTTAAGGCAGAGTGAGGGCGGACGAAGTTGTAGAAAAAGATGAACATGGAAATGAGGTTGTTGGCAGAAGCGAAAGAGGAAAAGCCCTGTTTGGTCTTGTACCAGGCCTTGAACTGTTTGTTAAAGCACTCAATGAGGTTGTTGGTAATGTCGTCGTGGAAGCTCTCCACGCGGATGTGCTGAACCCCATGCAGCGTCTTGACAGGCATCTGATAGGCGAAGTAACGGTCGCTCACAATGGCGCGAGGCGAGCCTAAATTCTTTACCGCTTCCAGTATGGTGAAAGCCTGAGGGCTGTCCCTGTGGCGGTCCAGATGGAAGCCAAGGACAAAGCGCGTCTCACTGTCCAGAATGAGCCAGAGGTAGTATTTCTTGCCCTGTATCTTAACGACAGTTTCATCGGCGTGCCACTCGTCAGAGTTGAAATTGAGCGCCGGAATGAGCTGTAAGGCCATGTTTTGGAACATCGGGGCGAAGTTGGTACACCAGTTACTGATGGTCGTGTGGGACACTTGGACATTCATCACGGTATGCAGAATCAATGCGATATTGCGGAACGAGTTCTTGCCCAGGTAGAACATGCTCAAGGCCGTTAGAATCACATGAACA